GTTTGACCCAGCCAAGGGACCGAAGCCGTTCAAGCCTGGTGTTACTGAAGCCGAAACTATTTGGGCTAAGTAATCATGCGTAGCCTATTGCAAGTAGTGGGTGTTGAATCACCAGCTGGTATTCAGTTACCAGAAATCCTACCTCAACTCACAGCCAGTCAAGTTACCTTTCGTCAAGCGCAATTGCATTTGATTGCAGGTCAACCAGGCGGAGGTAAGACACTACTTGCATTATGGTACGCGATTACATCTAAGGTTCCATCGCTCTACATATCAGCAGACTCTGACTCCAGAACAATTGCAACTCGTGCAGGTGCAATCATTATGGATAAGGAAGTCGCTAACGTAGAGAAGTTGATGGATACAGATGCGAGTGTTCTCCTTGAGGATGCTCTTGCTGACGGCGCGAGCCATGTGCGATTCGCCTTCGACCCAGCACCTTCTCTTCAAGATATTGAAGAGGAGATAGAAGCGTGGATTGAATTGCATGGCTCCGCCCCAACAGCAGTATATGTAGATAACTTAATGAACGTCGCTGCAGCTAGCGACAATGAGTGGACTGCATTGCGTGATGCAATGTCAGCGTTCCACTATATGGCACGTGAGTATGAGTCAGCATTTATTGTGCTACACCATGTGTCCGAGAATGAACGTATGTCTAAGCCAAACTATCCAGCACCACGCAAAGCGTTGATGGGTAAGGTTGCTGCTCTACCTGAATTGGTATTGAGCGTAGCGTTAGACAGTGGAGCAAACGCTTATCGCGTTGCCGTTGTAAAGAATCGTCATGGTAAGGCTGACCCAAATGCAGAGGAGTACGTAACACTGGCAGCAGAGGCTAGCAAGATGGCTCTCTATAATTCCTCAGCGGAACTGTTCCGCCAAAGGACATTAAGTCAGTGGCAGTAGGCAACTCAAGCTTTGATTTAGATTTTAGTTATGGTCAAGCAGGCGAGAACTTAGTAGAGGAACTGCTGACCCAAGGTAAAACAATAGAAGTTAAACGTGACCGTAAATGGCACTCCACTGGTAACGTGTACGTAGAAGTTGAATGTTGGTATATGCGTACCGAATCATGGGAACCATCAGGTGTGATGGTTACCAAAGCAGAATACTGGGCATTCGTATTAGAGAAGGGTGTGCTTATGGTTCCAACAGACCACGTACTATACGCAATCAAAAATTTTGGTCGAGAGATTACTTGCGAGATTCCACCGAATAGAAGCAAGGGCTACCTGATTACTGTAGATGATTTACTTACAGCAATGAGGGACCTCAAGGATGGCTAAACCGCACAGAGTTATATGGGGCATGTGGGTTAAGTGGCAGGTGCTTGATTATATTGGTGTAAAGAAATCCAAAAGATTTAAGCATCTAATAATTACCGACGAGTTATCTTTACAATATTGGGAAAAGATATATAGGATTAAGCAACAACCATAAAGGAGTCGGGATGAATATGCCAGACCTAACACAAGGTCAATGCAGGGAAATCGGTAGTGAATTTTTTTACCCAGATTCTGAAAACGAAGGTGATACATCAATGTATTCTTTTGGTAAAAAGATATGTGCTGGTTGTGAAGTAAAGCAGCAGTGTCTTGATTGGGCAGTTAAGCATGAAGGATATGGTTTATGGGGTGGTGCTACACCACGTGAACGAATGGCAATCCGTCGCAGGTTAAACATAAAACTAGAATCACTAATACCAGGAGATTACACATGAATGAAAAAATATTGTTTAATAAAGTTTGGTTTTCTTATGGCAAACTTCGTGGCTTTGGTCTAGGGTTTCAGATTACTAGATACAACTTCGATATGCATTTAGGTTTTTGGTATATCGGTTTGGAATACTAATGACTACACCAGCTAAACGCAAAGGCTCACAGTATGAACGCGACGTAGTCAAGTGGCTGCGTTCAATGGGATACCCATGTGCTGAACGTGCATACGGTGCAGGTAGGCACGACGATGTCGGTGACATCGACGGCATCAATGGCGTAGTGATAGAATGTAAGAACGAGAAATCATTTAGGATTCCCCAGTACCTTCGGGAACTGGAGGATGAGATGACACATGCGGATGCTGAAACAGGTGTTGTCTTAATTAAGAAGCGTGGCACTTCTAATATCTCAGAGTCGTATGCAGTAATGCCTGCGGAACTCTGGGTCAATCTGCTAAAACAGGCAGGTTACAATGGACATCAGTGAGCAAGTAACAGTTGCTCACAAAATGAAAAGAGGTAACTATGCGGTTAATGTTAACGATGAGCTTGGCGATGGGAATCGTGCTGGCATCACCAGCCGATGCACAATCACCATTACTTTCAAAAGAAGTTTACATGTCCACCATGGACAAGGAAACCAAAGTGGAGTATGCGATAGCTCAATTCGTAACCGACAGCAAGGAACGACTATGTGCCAAGCGCATAGCCTACAAGGAGAGTCGATACAACGAGGACTCACTCAACAAAAAGAGTGGGGCTCGTGGAACTTGGCAACTCCTATGGGGCAAGCCAGGTTGGTCGTTACTAAAACAAACACAGGAGGCACACGACTACGTGCTTCACAGGTACGATACTTGGTGCGAAGCGTACAGGTTCCATCAGGAAAGGAATTGGTATTAGAAAATGAATCAGTCTGAATTTCTTGAAGCAGTCTTTAATCATTACGGATTGACCTTGCCACTCGGTGGGGAGAAATCAATCCTGTGTCCTGTACATGATGACTCACGTAAATCTGCTTCGGTTAATTCAGACAAGGGACTCTGGGTATGTTATGCGTGTAACGCAAGTGGTTCTGGTATACAGATAATCATGGGTCGTGAAAAGTTAACATACCCAGAGGCTCGTTCATGGGCAGAGAAGAACATTGGCAAGGAGTCCAAGCAGTCTGCTCCATCACGTGGACGTAAGAAGAACAGCGGACGTTGGACTCCACCAAGATTGAGGGTTGGATAATGACAACTATCGTTGGTATTCAACAGGACAATGGCTGCATGTTGGTAGCTGATTCACGTACCACTGCTGGCAATAGACCATACTCTCATCCAATAGTTACTAAGATTAATAAACGTGGCAAGTGGTTAGTCGCAGGTGCTGGTGACGTACAGCCATGTGATGTGGTTCAACATATATGGAAACCACCAGCCATTCCAGCTAACACCAAAGATGAATATCATTTCATGATTACAACTGTGGCTCCAAGCATTAGAGAATGCATCAAGGAGTCTGGCTATGTGCCAGACAAAGATGATGCAGATGCTGGATTCGAATTACTATTAGCCGTTAACGGAACCATCTACCAAGTAGATGATTCCTACTCTGTATACCTGCGTGACGATGGGCTGTATGGCATAGGGTCTGGTTCATCGTGGGCATTGGGCGCACTGGCAGTAGGTGCAACATGGAAGCAGGCGATGCAGACCGCAGCAAAGAACGATGTGTATACTGCTGCCCCATTCATAGTGCATAGGCAGGAAAAGAAATGAGAACAAACCCCAAGCTCATTGAACTTTGGACACGAGCAGCAAAGACTTATCATGAATCACTGGCTGGTTCACCAGCCGAAGCGTACCTTGAGAAGCGTGGCATCTTAGATGGTGCTGAAAGATTCCAACTTGGTTACGTAAAGGAACCAGTGGCAGGTCATGAAGACAGACTCAAGCACCACCTATCCATCCCCTATCTAACAGAGGCTGGTGTAGTTGGGTTTAAGTTTCGTCGCATCGATGATGGTGACCCTAAGTACATGATACCTACAGGACAGAAGCACCATCTGTATAACGTAGGTGCGATACTACATGCAGTAAGGGAGGTGTTAATAGTTGAAGGAGAAATTGATGCGATATCTGCAACCCTTGCTGGTCATCCTGCTGTCGCTGTTGCTGGCGTTAACGCTTGGAAGCCTTATTTCTCACGTTGTTTTGATGGTATAGGTAGAGTAATCATTGCCACTGACAATGATGTGAAAGAAGATGGGTCTAACCCAGGGCAGGACTTAGCCCGACGATTGCAAGATGCAATCCCTCAAGCAATCCGCGTGTCGCTACCGCCTGATAGCGACATCAATAGTATAATTGTGCGCCAAGGAGCTCAAGCTTTAACAGATTTGATTAAAGCATTAGACGATTAGAAGGGGCTACCTTGGCGGAAGACACAACCATCCTTGAATTTGAAGAGGATGCTCAGAAAATATATGACGAGTTGCTTGCCATCTTGGTTAAGAAGCAACTTGATTATGGTCCATTCAACATCTGGCATGCGCCAGGTGGCGCAACCAATGGGCTGATGGTTCGTATGTCAGACAAGCTAGAACGTTTGAAGAATCTGATATACAAGAATAGAGAGCCGAACAATGAATCTCTTGAAGATTCATTCGTTGACATGGCTAACTATGCAATCATCGCATTAATGGTGCAGCGTGGAGTGTGGGCTAAGTATGCCGAGAAACAGAAATAAAACTTACGAAGAGCAGCGCATCTCTCGCATACGGTCTTACGGTATTAGTGTCGAAGAGTACGACCGCATGTTCGCAGAACAGAATGGTGGTTGTTACATTTGTGGGGAAGCTCCCACCACGAGAGCGCTCGATATCGACCATTGTCATACGTCTGGCAAGGTACGAGGACTTCTTTGCAGTAACCATAATCGCGCCCTTGGTTTATTAGGTGATGACCCTGACCTGTTGCTTAAGTCTATTGAATACTTGGTGAAGAGCCATGGTTGAACTAACACGTGACCATGAGATATGGACACAGGTAGATGACATAACTTCTATCATCGCCTACAACTTATCCAAGAAGTACCATCGGTTTGCTGAACGTGATGATATCAAGCAGGCAATGAATGAGTATGCGTGGAAGCGCAAAGATAAAGTCAGTGAGTATCTCATGCGTGAAGATGATATCGAACGGAAGATGGGATACAAAGCTTTCACTACCTTCATGCGTAGGGCAGGCGAGCGATACGCTCGCAAGGAAAAGGCTAAGGCTTTAGGGTTCGAGCTTGGTGATGAATACTTCTATCGTATTGAGATGGTTGAGAACTTGATTAAAGTTCTTGGCTCTGAAGATTCTCACTTGGTTAACCAAGTAATGGACCCAGATATGCATGGTGTTCAAGCTAAGAGGCAGGTCAGTGAAGGCAACAACTTGCTAGCTTTGCTAGCAGATGTAGACAAGGCGATGAAAAGATTAGACCCACGTACACAAGGGATACTTAACAGTCGCTTCGCTCAAGACCTACCACTTACGGAGATAGCAACCGCTTGGGATATCTCACCGCAACGAGTAGAACAGATAGCCACACGTGGCGTTAAAGATATTATCGAAAGACTTGGCGGTGCTACACCTTATGCCTAACTATAACTTTGTCTGTCGCATATGCGACAAGCAGCAAGAGCTGAACCTTGGCTATGATGATGATGTCTTTCCTAAATGTGAAGACTGCAATGTTACTTTAAGTAAGGTGTTCACCCCACCTGCAATTCATTTCAAGGGTGGCGGATGGGGAGGAAACCATGGCGGACAATAAGCGTGAGATAGCTGAGAAGATGAAAGCTAAGACTAGCAAAAGCAATAACCAAATCATGTTGACTTGGTGTGACAATGGCACAGTCGATGGCAAGTTCATGGAAGGTGTCGTGTATTCGCTATTAACTGCGGGTCTACCGATTACATCAGCGCAACGTGTGCAAGGTAATCAGATAGGTAGGCAGCGAGATACTGCATTCGATACGTGGTACAAGAAAACAGACTTTGATTGGATACTATGGGTAGATAGCGACATCGTTCTTACGAACGAAGCGCTTGAGAAAGTATGGAATGCAGCTGACCCAGTAGAACGACCAGTTGTATCTGGTACTTACTTCATCAGTAAGCAGATGGAATCCTCCATCATGCAACCATTCCCCGCGCTATTCACAGCCCACGAATCGGGCGATAAGTACACCATGACATACATACATCCACTGCCACCCAACCAACTAATCCCTATTGACTACGCTGGGTTTGGATTCTTATTGATGCATCGCAATGCAGCTAAAAAGATACGAGAATTCCATGGTGATAAAGCTTTGTTCGTTGAGACAGATACAGCCAACGGTGATGGCAGAGATAGATTTATTGGTGAGGATATTCAGTTCTTCATGAACATGAAGGAGGCTGGTGTCCCACTGTATGGTCACACTGGTGCGACAGTTAAACATATGAAGAGGTTTGCTTACGACGAAGAGTTCTATAAACTCTATTGGATTACGATGCTGAATAGCCAAGAGGCGCAGGCGCGGGAGAAATAAAAAAAGGCGGGGGTGTGAGCCCCCGCCTTTCTTCTTTTACTTTAGACTTATCGAAGAGAAGAACTCTCTCTTCGATTGTTCTGCGTTATAGCAAAGCCGATACATCTCGGCTTCACCCCTCTTCTTACCCAACCGATAGGCAATGAAACCTACAGCTATTGCTGTGATGATTACAGTAATCATCTCTTTAGTTCTCCAATCCGTTCTAGTAATTTATCTGGTTGTTCAAGGTGAACAACAACTGCTCGTCCACCTTCAGCATCACAGGCTGATAAGTTCTTCATGAACTTCTCAACCTGCAACTTTGTACTGAACTCACCCCACGCTAGGACTGGAGCCCATCGTGCCAACTGTGCTACGAGTATGTAGTTATCACGTTTACCTCTGGATAAATCCAGCGCTTCGATAATTTCTACAGCTAAATCCGCAGCACTTTCGGAGTCAGTGTTGTCTGGGTCTAGCAAGTTAGCAACTAACTTGATTTCAGTTGGGCGTGGTTTAGCCATCAGTATTCCTTCATGCATTGCACGTAGTTCTGGTGTTCAGCCAGTGCCTCACGTGCTTCTAATTCAGTACGTCGTTCTATCTCTGAGTTGCAATAAGCACAGATAAGAACAACACTGGCTAGATGTATCATGCTTCCTCCTTGTTAAACCAAGGAGCACCAACAACATGCTGCCTTGGGCTGGGTTCTGGGTCAGCAGAATGCTGACGTGTAACTAGTTGACATACATCACCGTCGACTTCCTTGTAATGCATGTGAGCACCAGCCATGAAGAGGACTTCGTCCTCGTCATCGCCGATGCCGTAGGTGTCGTGATACCCGCAGTACCACGACCACCCATCGATAGGACGGATACGTAATGCTTGAGGTCTTACCTCAATCGTATCCTTGTCGGTCATCTTGCCCATCATTCCTCCTCTGGTGCATACATAATAACATCAGTAAGCATAGCTTCTGTGTCATTGTGTCGCGGTTGTTCAATCAACTCTGGTTGATTATTGTCCCTGCTGTAGAGGAATAGATAGTCAAGTGCTTTGAGAAGGTACTGCCCAACCTGCGCTGTTAACGCAGGCTGGACATACTCCTTCTTGTTGTCGATAGCATCGACATATTTTTGTAACGGATTATCCACGATTAGATTCCTTTCGTGATTAGTTCAAGAGCCTTGCTCTTGATGCGGTCAGCTGAGCCAGTGATGATTCGTTCGGCTCGTGTTGCTTCTGACTTGTGGCTGTAGTGGTCAGCGTATTCGACGATTGCTTGGAATGCACCGAACGCTGTGCCGTACAGTTCTTCTTGAGTACCAGTAGCACCGTTATAGATTTGTTTGACTGCATCTCTTGATGCAATCGCTGAGTTGTACTGACGTTTCTGTCCAGTGGTTAACATTCCATATGGTGCATTCTCCACTGCAGTTGGTAGCGAGAACATCTTCTTGAAGATGGCATCTACCTGAGCATCAGATACCTTCTCATTAATGAGACGGTTACCCACTGTTTCATACATCTGGATACCAGAGTATGTGACTGGGATAATCTTGCGGATATCTTCGATACGGAATTCCGCATTGGTTGTATGCTTCAACGTAAACGTTGCAGACTTTGAGAAGATACCAGCAATCTGGTTGGTGCATCGTAAACGATTGATGCTTGGTGCAATCTGCAAAGCAGTCGAACCATCATGTGAAGTACGAGCCACAAGGTAAGCCTTGTGTTCATCGCCCTGAATCTTCACACCTTCTGGCAGTTCGAGCACCATGTATACCTGTGCTCCACCTTTTACTTCACCAGCATATGCATATCTGGCATCGCCAGAATCAACTAGTGCATCCAGTGCAGAGAACATCTCTCCATTCTGGAACACCTTGTATCGACCGCCAACTGTACCTAGTACAGACTGACCGCCATCTTGATTGGTACGGATAGTTGCGAAAGTGTTAGGCACTTCGATAGTGCTGACACCCTTATCGTTCAAGGCTAAAGCTTGAACGTCTGCTAGTGATACGTTCCAGTCAAGCCCTGCTTGACGTGCTGCATCTACTGCAGATGTTGCTGATACTTCTTCTCCGATAATGCTATAAGCATTACGGCGTGACTTGATTGTTAGTTGTGACATGGTACTTCCTTTCAGGTTGGGTTGGTTGTGAGGTATATCTTACAGTCGGCTGTTGAAATCGTCAACTGCAGGGGAGAGTTGGTCATGGTAATGACCTTGGTAGCAGATGATTCCGTTGTCCTCTACACGTACGAACCACGTTACATATGGGTCAACGGTACGTTGATAAGGCTCGGCACTCTGCCTGTCCTCTGTCCATAGACAGAGAGCTATGTAGCCAGATGAATCCCATGCTGGCTTGATATCTACGATGACCGCCCCATTCTTGCAGCGGTCACCACGTCGTGGCACTAGGGTTAATGTACCCATGTTTATACTCCTTTCATTCCGACTAGGATTTCAGATGGCTGAGCCATCTTTGACTGCCATAGGTAGCAGTTAGAATCAAGGCGTGAGCCAAAGGTTCTGATGTAATCAGATAGGTCTTCTGTCTTATCTGTTAAGCAAGACTTAACAACGTCGACTGATACGAACACACGTCCATTCCATAGACCCATCTGTCCGATGTTGGTTGGCACTTCGAGGCAACCATATTCATCTTGCTCCCAGCCTACTCCTTCGGAGCAGATGAGAGCATACTTGTTATCGCCGAAGACATTCTTCTCTTCGAGAGTTACGAACAGCAGACTATCTACTGTGCATGTGCTTGGTTCTGTGTACTGCAGTTTGTATATCTTGTTAGCAATCTTTGCTAACTTAACTCCGTCGACTATCTGTCCGACGTAGCCCTTTCGTCTGATGCTTGGCATATCATTTCCTTTCGGGTTGGTTGGTTATATATATGCACAGCGAAGCTGTGCTATCTTGATACTTGCATTACGCGGTCGAAGTCAGACTCAACTTCATCCACTGATGTGTTGTCAGAATCGATATCAAAATCTGGTTCAGAGCCGATGGTAATCTCTTCTGCAATTGAACGTGCATCATCTTCTGATGCAGCCTTGATTCTGAATGTAGCACTGACATCGTAACGAACCTGCACTGTATATTCTTTTAAGAATATAAGTTCGTTACCAAAGATATCATTGAGAATCTCAGATAAATCTGAGAAAGATATCTCATCATCTGGGTCTGACTCGTTGTCTGCAATCACGTCATTGATTGCGGTATACAGGTCACGTACCTTGTTACGGTGGTCGCTGACTAGGTTTGAGTAATTAGAAACCTTGGTTTCTAGGTCGGATAGTTTCGTATTCAGTTGTTGTACTAGTACATCTGGTGCAATGTAATCGGTAACTGTTGCACCGAATGGTGTTGTTTCTTCGGTCATTTGTTTTCCTTTCGGTTAGTGGTTTGTCTTGCCCTTATATATATGCATAGCTTTGCTATGCTATCTATGAATCGCACCATGTTTGAGCATGTCATCGCTCGTATCTGGGCTATCAAGTAAGGCTGAGGCTAAGTCTGCTACCTCTTGAGGTAGGTTGAGAACACCATCATCTACGATGAGTTCCTCTCCAGATGGATAGATGTATCGTGCTTCGATATCCACAACTTGTTGTGTTCCATCTTCGTACTCTTCTAGTTCACCCCAAAGGTGAACACCCCAGTCTTTTCCATCAACTGTTATCCAGTTGTATAGTGTTACATCAGTCATCGTCTTCCTCCTCCATGTGGTGCGGGTCGATAGCTAGTTTGCTATCGATTATGTAGGCACGAACTGCGTTATCGATACCTTCATATCCATCTTCATCGATGGATACTGGTTGCCAATTGTCACGAAGAATCCATGCCATCAACACCTCTGGTGTGAAGACAGTCTGGATGTCGTACTCTTCTTGGTCTGCCACCATTGCTTGCAATGAGTGGAAGATTGCTAGGTCTGTCATGCTTGAGCGCCAGCCGTCTAAAGACTGGCGGTATGCGGTCATGGTTTCGCTAGTCTTTGCTAGCAAAGCCACGCTATCTTCGATTGTATTCATGCTGATACCCCCTTATTGGCACAGTCATAGCAAGTCTTTTCGACTTGCACTCCTAGTACGAATGCATCTATTCCTGAATAGATGATGTTGTCTTGTGTGTTACAGATGGTGCATTTCATTTGGTTCCTCATTTCTTTGCGATAGCAAAGCGGACATCAGCCTTGCCATCTATGCATAGTCGGCATGTTGCACAAGCACTACCTTCGGTAGTGATGAGTGGGATTGAGCCCAGATTCTCTGGGCATTTGGCTCCCACTTTGCCAGTCATGCTGAGCATGGTGTCTTTTGCATCAGCAAAAGTCTCAGATAGATAGGCAATCTTTATCTTCGTAGTTTCACTACGTAGATAAGCAGCATCGGATTTGTTCTCATCATCTGTACTAAAGTACAGCGATAGGTTGTACATCCCAGCCAGAATTCTGGCTGCAGATGGCACTCTTGTATAGACCCAGAACTGGGTCTTGTGATTGTGTAGTTCGATGACTCGTCGCCATGCATAGGCATAGGTATCGGAGAAGAAATCCCCATCCCAATGGATGCGGAACATCGGCTCTGCATTCTTGGCTTTGCATTCTAATTCGAATGCAGTAATCATGTCATCAAGAAGCGACACCATAGTGTCGTAGTCTGCATCTTTCAGCAGATTCCAGTTGTGAAGTAATACTTCACGAACTGAGGTGTAAACACGTTCTAACTTTCCAGCGTAGCAAATCTTCTCGCATATGCTGGTTGCATTAGGACATGAGTAGGACTTGCCACTTGGCAAGCCGAATGTGTTGGCTAACGCTGAGCGTTTGCCGTTCGGTGTTGGTAGGTTGGCTACCTTTCGGTCGTTAGACCGCTTGAGTCCTGCCATGGTGTTGCTCCTTTCGGTTCGGTTGGTTGCTTCCTATATATGCACAGCGAAGCTGTGCTATCTATGACTTTGCGTATGTGGTGAAGTCATCGGGGATTTGTACTACTGCCCCGCGATTGGTTAGCGCAGAGTAGATACAAGCCACTGCCAGATGGTCACTGCCACCGATGTGCCATCGATACGGAGTATCGAGGTCGATGTCTTCGTACTCTTTGTAATCGTAGATATCTGCCACGATGTCGGGAATACCATTGCCCACTTCGAATAGAAGTGTCCAGTGATATTGCACCTTGTCACCCTCGTACCTGTCCACGTTTCCAAACGCTAGGTTCAAGCCACGTCGGGTTGTTGTGATGTATCCCTTTAGGGATGTGCCATTGATATCTATCTCTGGCGAATTGATTGCCTTAAGTTTCACTTATTCCTCCTCGTTGTTGAGCCATGGCTCAAGGTGATGAGCCTCTACTATGGCGTAGGCTGGTGCTGTTGGATATCCTTTCCAAAAGATTCCTTTTGGAAGCTGGATACTCTTATGAGTATCGCCGTCATCGACTGCATAGATGGCTTCGATACATGGTTCCACCATGGTAAGTGGAACTGGCGGATAGTGATTACCACGTAAGTGGTAACCGATTGATTGGCGAATGTCAATGACATTCTCTACTAGGTCATGTGCTAAATTGCTACCCATTAACGTGCCTCCAATGTCCAATGTCCTGCAACTTCGAACCCTTCGAAGTCATCTGAAATCCAGTCATCGAGTTTCTCGATGGCTGATGCGGGTGAATCGGCATCTACCTCAACCTCATAGGTTGTGGTACGAACTGCGGTTACTACATGCTTGGTCATTTGTCCTCCTCGTAGTAGTGTTTTGCGATAGCAAACCATTCACTATCGCCCCATCCACCCATGATTTGGCGGATGAGTAGTGTGGCTGGGGCATCATTGCCCCATTCACGTTCGGCTAGACCTGCCACTTGACCGACGTATTCATCCCACTCTTCTCGAAGAGTGTTGACGAACTCGTTGATATCAGCCGATTGGCTGGCGGTATCTTTGATACCACGCCATGCATCTTCATCGTTGTCCATTACCAATAGGTAATCATTGACGAATACATCACTTGCTAAAGCAAGTCTTCCTTCTCCTGCTACTGGTGGTACTGGCATTAGTTTTGCCCCTCTCGGATTGTTGTTGCCCAGTGCTTCTCATCTATTGCAGACCTACGGTCTGCTATCTTGATTGCGACTATGTCCCACACCATGGCAATCATGAGTGTGCTGATGACACCAAGCAAGATTCCAACGGCGAGGTAATCGCCCCAATAAAGTGCATCCATTTTGTTGCTCCAATCTGCCCCGATATTTTCGAGGCTCCCTCTATATATGCACAGCGAAGCTGTGCTATCTTGAGATGCGTAGCGCCTGCATCATGGCGCTCCATTTGTGGGCTACCAATAGCCAACCCGCAGATACAATAGATACCATCGGTTGTCAAGTACCTTTAGGTACTTGCTATTAATTGCCCACACGTAAGTGCTATTTATTGCCAACGCATATGCATGTATCGCGGGGCGCGTATCGCATCATGTGTCATGTCATGTGTCATGATTCAATAAAAGACACGACACACCGCAATTACGCTCAGCCGTCGGGCTGGATTTGACATGGCGGGGGTCGATGCTGTAAGATGGGTTTCATCAATCGGCGCTGGGCTGGTTGATTCAACCGAAAGGCAAAGCAATGAAAACAGCATGGACACACGATGATTTACTAGTAAATCTTGATGCTGAAGTTAACGAAGTTAAATGGGAATTGGGTATCGATTCCTTCAAAGAAATCCCTGATTTCTTGGTACTTCAATCTCATGAAATTCATCATGCGAAAATTGGAGATATTCTCCAATTGGCTAACGGTAAAAACGCGGTAATTTTCGACATCGTCGAAACACCAACAGCGCTTGAAATCACTGCAGTGACAGAGTCACTGAGAGTCATCACAAAGCGGTTCTAGGGATAGTCAGCCCATCCTTCTAGTCCTAAAGGACTAGGGGGGTGGGTTTTCCCATTTCTGAGCGTGTTTTTTGCGGGGCAGGGGGCAACCCTTGCCCCTTTTTTTGTGCTTGCAGCCTAGGCTACCCCAGGGGTTTTTAACTCCACCCCCCACCTACCCCCCACTATCATCAAAAATATTTTCACCAGAAAACCAGCTCTGACCAGGACTTTTATATAACCGATAAAAAAACTTTTAATTTGCTATTGAGAAACGCCCATGCTCTAGCCCCCTATATAAGTGTAACGGCGGAGTTCCACGAAGCCGTAAAACGCGGGCTAAACGCCCGCTTTAAGTTTGGTTATGCTTATGTGGGGATACCTCTGTCAACCCCCTTGTAGACCCCTACAACCTCTGGAGTGACATTGGAAAGAAATCTAAATCCCGAAGAAGCTCGGAAAGAATTAATCAGCTTGGTACGCCAAGGGCGCACCATCGCTGATGCCCTTAAGGTTGTTGGTAGAAGCCGAAGCTGGTACGACACTCAACGACGTGAAGCCCCTGGCTTCTCGGCGCTAATTGACAATGTTCGGTTTAGAACCCAAGACCTCGCAGAAGATGCTCGGTCTAACCTATCTGACTTTGCTGAGTTCTCTGAGAAATACCTGGGAGCCAAAGTCTGGGACCATATGCTCAACGTAGTTGACATGTTGGAAGGTAAAGAGCCCCGCTGGATTGACCCAGCGATGACATACGAAAAAGGGTCGGCGGGTCTGTCCCGCCTCTTGGTAAATGTTCCACCGAACCACGCCAAGACCATGACTATCACGATTAACTACGTGACCTACCGTATTGTCAAGAATCCAAATATCTCGGTTATTGTTATTTCTAAAACCCAAGAGCAAGCCAAGAAGTTTCTCTACGCTATCAAGCAAAGACTGACTCATCCTCGGTATGCTGACATGCAGGTTGCTTTCGGACCAGCAGACGGTTACAAAGCTACCGCTGACCAGTGGTCGGCTAATAAGATTTATCTCGGTGGAGACATCCGCGACAACGATGCTAAAGACCCTACGGTCGAAGCTATCGGTATGGGCGGTCAGGTTTACGGCGCACGTGCTGACCTAATCGTTCTCGATGACGTTGTCACTCTCTCTAATGCAGGAGAGTGGGCTAAGCAGCAAGAATGGATTCGACAGGAAGTTGCCTCTCGTCTACCACCAGGCGGGGGTCAACTTCTTGTTGTCGGAACTCGCGTATCTGCAGTCGACCTCTATAAAGAACTGCGTAACCCGCAGCATTACACCGATGGCGTATTGCCTTGGTCATACTTGTCCATGCCTGCCGTACTTCAGTACGCAGACGACCCGAAGGATTGGAAAACCCTTTGGGCTAAGTCAGAACAACCACTCGCTGAGGATGATGTCCCAGATGAGAATGGTAACTATGACCGATGGACTGGACCGCGTTTAACGGCGGTCCGCAATGAGGCTGGTCCATCAAAGTGGTCTTTGGTATACCAAAACCTCGATATCGCGGAGAATGCAATCTTCGACCCGATGTGCGTTAGAGGCGCAGTAAACGGAATGAGAAAATCGGGTGCGTTAGTTGCAGGCGCAGCAGGACATCCTGAAAACAGTTCAAACTTTTACAGGATTATTGGTATCGACCCAGCAATGACTGGTGATACTGCTGCTGTTGCTTATGCGGTTGACCGCAGGACACACAAGCGCTATGTCATGGACGTTCACGTCATGAGCAGCCCCACACCTGCAGCAATCCGTTCGTTGATTAAAGAATGGACTGATGCGTATAAACCGCATACTGTCATAGTTGAGTCAAACGCTTTTCAGCTTTTCTTGACTCAAGATGAGGAAATCAGAAACTTCCTCTCCACTCGCGGAATTAATTACCGACCACATTACACTGGTAATAATAAGCAAGACCCAGAGTTTGGCGTAGCCTCTCTGGCTCCGTTATTCGGAACCATCATTAAGCGAGATGGTAACAATAACAACTTGAAACATGCAGGCGATAACATTATTGAACTGCCTGACTCTTCAAGAAATGAACATATTAAAAAGTTAATAGAACAACTTGTAACCTGGCAACCAGGAGTACAGGGCAAACGATTAAAGATGGATGCTGTGATGGCACTCTGGTTCTGTGAAATCGTAGCTCGTGACGTTCTACTTACTTCAGCAAATGTACCAAACTTCCTCAAAAACGAGTTTACAACTCGTGCTGATATTGAATCAAGGTACATCATCAACTTAGATGACTTAGCTGCAGCGCAGCGAATAGCGAGATTGTGAATCGATGAAAGAACTTGTACAAGCATTCGAGCAATTAAAAACTCGAAACTCCGAGCGCGATAAGCGCATGCGCGAGGTTGCCTTGGTTCGTGCTGGTCAAGCAGACCAGGTATTCAAAGGCTTACTTCCAGAGGGAACATGGTCACGACCAATCATTGCTAACCTCATTGACGTTGTAGCTCGTGATGTATCTGAGCAAGCTGGTGTTCTACCTACCATTACTGCTGCTGGCGATTCGTCATTAGACGATAACCAGCGTACCAAGGCTGATAAGAGAACTAAGATTGCTAACTATTACGTAGCATCTTCTCGTCTAGGTACGGAACTACTGCGTGGCGCAGACCAGTTAGGCACATACGGTTTCTGTGTATTCCGTGTTGAACCTAACTTCAAAGAAAAAAGACCGCACATCCATGTTGAAAACTCTATGGGTGCATACTTTGACGTTGATAGATTTGGTGAAGTCCAAGTCTATGCACGTTCTTACTATCGTAAAGCTGGAGATTTAGCAGCACATTTTCCAGAACACGCAGATGCTATCTTGCAAACAGGTGCATTTACTCGTGGCGATACTAACCAATTACTAGAAGTAGTACGTTGGACTGACAAAAAGCAAACAGTTATGTTTATCCCAGAACGCGGGGGAACCGTTCTTGCACAGACACCAAACAAAATCGGTCGTGTACCAGTTGCGATTGCTCAACGCCCTTCGCTCGACGGAGAAATCCGTGGTTCATTCGACGATGTTTTGCCAGTGTATGCAGCAAAAGCACGTCTTGCGTTGCTTACTATGGAGGCTGTTCAGAAATCTGTTGAAGCTCCTTTGGCTTTGCCCAACGATGTTACTCAACTATCTGTTGGTCCAGACAGTGTTATTCGTTCGAACAGTCCTGAGAAGATTCGTCGCATTAATCTCGACGTTCCTCAGTTTGCTTTCGCGGAAAACAATGTTTTAGCAGACGAAATGAAGCTAGGCACTCGCTTTCCCCAAGCTCGTGCTGGGCAATCAGAAGGTTCTATCGTTACAGGTCAAGGTGTTAAGGCACTTATGGCAGGTTTCGACTCACAGATTAAGATTATTCAGTCTGTACTTGGAGAAGCTATTGGTCAAGCTATTTCAATTGCCTTCGCAACTGACCAAGCATATTTTAATGACATCACTCGTGAGGTATCTGCCACAGCAAACGGCGTACCTTACAAGCTAAAGTACAAGCCAGCAGTAGATATCAACGGTAACTATGGAGTTACAGTTGAATATGGACTAATGGCAGGGCTTGACCCTAACCGAGCATTGGTATGGGGTCTACAAGCTCGTGGTGACAAGCTTATTTCACGTGGCATGCTACGTAGAAACCTACCGATTTCGCTCAATGCTGGAGAAGAAGAGCGAGCAATCGACATTGAAGAGATGCGTGACAGCCTAAAGGCTTCTGTATCTGCACTTGCTCAAGCAATACCTCAAATGGTGATGCAGGGACAAGACCCAATGAAGATTGTTGAAAGAATGGCTGCAGTTATTGATGAACGTAAGAAAGGCACACCGCTAGAAGATGCGGTTGCTAAAGCGTTCAAGCCAGAACCAGCACCAAAGCAACCTGAAATGCAACCAGGAATGCCAGGAGAACCAACACCAGAACAAATGGGTGGGGAGATGGGTGGCGAATTGCCACAAGCTCCACAAGGTAGACCAGCAATGCAAGAACTTCTTGCAGGTCTTACAGGTTCAGGCAGTCCAGTTTTATCAGGTCGCGTAACTCGTCAAATACCAGCATAACTAAGGAGAAATAAATGTTTGGAAAGCAAGGAAAAGCAGCAAAGGCTCCAGTACACCCAGGACACGCAGGCAAGAAGAACGGCGGTAAAGGTGTTGGAATGGGTCAGGTTCAAAAGGCAACCACACCAAAGGGAACCAAAGGCAACAACAACAAGCTTAAGTAATACCTAACACGTCTTTAAGTAAAGGATAAACATGGCAGCCAAAAAAGGCAAGACCAATAGAAAGTATCGGCAGGCAAAGCAGGCTGCCAAACCTGCTGCTAAGGCAGCATTCTCTGGCAAGAAGCAAGCTTCTCGCAAAGACCCTAAGATTAAAATCAGTGCTGAAGATAAGATGGCACTGAAGGATATGAAGGATACTGCTAAAGCAGACCTTGGTAAGAATGCTTATCTCAGTAGAGCTGAGTATGAAGCAAATCAAGCTAAGGCACGTGAGGCATTCCGTGAACGTATGCGTACCGAATTTGGTGAGTATGGCGGAAAGAAAGCATCACCTGTAGAAGCAGCGATGAAGGATACTAAAGCAGGCGGTAAGAAATCAAAGCCAAAGGCAAAAGCACCTGCTGCTAAACCATCTGCTATTTCAGCTAAAGGTCCATCTCTTGTAGAAAATGGCAAGGTTGTTTCCGAACTTCGCGCTAGAGAAATCATGTCAGGAGAAAAGAAATCTGCACCGAAAAAGAAAGCAGCGGTAAAGAAGCCTGCTGTAAAGAAAGCAGCACCATCCAAGCCATCTGCTCCTGCGACTTCGAAAGCTGCCACTGTAACAGAAACGACTACTAAGCCAGCGGTTAAGAAGCCAGCACCTAAGAAAAAAGCAGCAACTAAGCCAGTTACCAAAAACGATGCGCTTAAGTTTTCAGCCAAAGGTAAGGTAGATAGAGCAAAGTCTTTAGGACAAACACGTCCAACTGATGCATCTCTTACCAAGATGGAAGATGAAAAGCTAAAGAAGACTACAGAAAAGCTTATTAAAGAAGGCAAGCTTTCTGGTTCTAAGGAATTAGCAATTCGTCCAAAGGGTACTGTTGCAAGCACACGTACAGGCACAGTTGCAACAACCACATCACGAGTAACACCAGTTCCTGGTAGTGGTGGAGTTGTAAAGAAGAAGGGCTTGCTACGCAAAGTTGGCGGAAAGATTGTGCCACTTATAGTTGCAGGCGAAGTTGTTTCATTAGCAAAAGGTTCTACAAATAAAGATTTGAATGAAATTCAAAGATTAAAGCAGAAGCTTGATGGAAAAAACATAGGCGCTAAAGAAGGTATGGCAACTCAAGCAAGTAATCTTGCTAGCCTTGTATCAATGGGGCTTGTTGGTCAGACACGTCGTGAACGTATGGATGAACTCAACGCAAAGATTAAGAAAAAGGAAGCACTGCAAGCCAAGACCAATAAAGGATTACGTTATGGTCCAGGTGGAGAAAGTCTGGTTCCAGGAACTGCAGCATATAAAGCAGGTTCTAAGACTCGTCCAGTAAAGCCAGTAGCACCAGGTGCTGCAGGCGGAGCATCTGGCGGTAAGTCAGGTGCAACTCCAGGTGCAGGTGGTTCAACTATCAAGGCAACACCAGGTAGCACATACACAGTTAAATCAGGTGACACGCTTAGCGCAATTGCTAAAGCATCTGGTGTATCTCTTTCAGAGATTCGTAAAGCAAATAAGAAGTTTGCGACCAATCCTAAGTACAAGCAAGGCAACATGATTTGGTCAGGAACTAAGGTAAACATTCCAAAGAAGTAGGGTAAATAATGTCAATGATGCAGCCTTCGGGTCCAGGTCCGTTCTCAAAGAGAACTGACCGACAGGGCGCAAAGCAACTTCCAAACGCTGCCTATGGTGAGCAAAAGCAATTCCAAGCAGAACAAGCAGGCGCACCAATGGCTAAGACACCTAACCCAATGGCAGATGTTGTTCCTTTAACTGAGCCAACACGTAGACCAGATGAACCTGTTACAGCAGGTGTTGATGTTGGTCCAGGTCCAGGTAGTGAAATCTTAGGTCTTAAAACACCAACAGATGTCACATTAGAAGACCTTAACAAGTTATCTAAGTATATGCCGTTGATGATGCAGTATGCAGATTCACCACAGTCAAGTGGAACAATGAAAGCGTTTGTAAAGTATTTGAGGAGTCAATCAGGATGAAGATTCTCAAGAAGTTCGAAGAGAACCTTGAGTACCTTGGATTTGATTTAGCTCCCGTTGCTTGGGATATAGCAAAGATGAAGTTTGATTCTGACGATGACCGCTTAGCTTTGCTAGAGGAATTAACAACAACTAAGGAGGCTGAGCCAGTTGTCAATGACGGAATGGTGGAATGACCCACGTTATACTGACCAGCCTACTTCGGTTCCT